TGCAAGAAGAGTATTAACATATCAATTAGATTTTACTATGAAAATGAAATTCTATGGACCAGCTTCAAATACAGGAATCATAAGAGAAATTAATCTAGACTTTAACGAAGATAGAGCTGGTAATAATATATTAGAAGAAATGACTTTAAGAGTCACTCAGCCAGAAGCAGATGCTGATGATAACTATTCCGTCACAACAGTAATTGATGGTGGTGGTGATAATGAACAAACGGGTACACAAACATATACATTTACAGTAGCCGCTAAACAATACGGAACTGGAAATGCATATTATTGGAATCAAACTCAACAAGCAGGATTTAGTTTCCAGAGAGGTGGAACATATATAATTAACTTCCCATCTGCCCACCCATTAAAATTCTCAACCACAAGCGATGGTACACATGGTGGTGGTTCAAATTATACAACAGGAGTATCAGAGCCGAGTTCGACTCAAATACAAATAGTTGTTGGTGATACTACACCTTCAACCTTGTATTATTTCTGCTCAAACCATAGTGGTATGGGTGGAAGAATAGATATAGTGACATAATGAGTAAACATGATAAAATGATGAAGGCTTTAGAAAAAAACCTTCCAGAGAAAATACCTAATCGTCCTATCGTAGATAAAGATATAAAAGATGATTATGAATTTTCAAGAGCAACTTATAAAGATTTAATAAGGACTGGTACTATGTCCTTAGATGTTCTAGCTGAGCTTGCGCGCGAGAGCGAGCACCCACGCGCGTTCGAGGTATTAGCTAAAACTATAAAGGATTTAGGTGATACAACTGAGAAGTTAATGAAACTTCAAAAAGATAAAGACGATTTGACAAATAAAAAAGAAGATACTGTAAATAGAGAAGTGACAAATAATAATGTATTTGTAGGAAGTACCACTGACCTTCAAAGGATGTTATTAAATAAGGATGATGTAATAGATGCAGAGAGTCAAGAATAGCGAGTTTGGATACTTAGGTAATCCAAATGTAAAAAGAGATGGAGTTGAAACATCCTTTACGAAGGATGAAGTGCTTGAATATTCAAAGTGTTTACAAGACCCATCTTATTTTGCTCGCAAATATGTAAAGATTATATCTCTTGATGAGGGATTAGTTCCCTTTGATTTATATGAATATCAAGAGAATATGTTTAATCACTTTAACGATAATAGATTTAGTATCGTTTTAGCGTGTAGACAAAGTGGTAAATCAATATCATCGGTAGTATATCTTTTATGGTATGCATGTTTTCACCCAGAGAAAACAATTGCAATATTAGCCAACAAAGGAGCTATCGCAAGAGAAATGTTAGCTAGGATTACTCTAGCTTTAGAAAATTTGCCTTATTTTCTTCAACCGGGATGTAAGGCGTTGAACAAAGGAAGTATAGAGTTTAGTAATAACTCTAAAATTGTAGCAAATGCTACGTCTGCAAGTTCCATTAGGGGTTTGTCAGTTAATCTTCTTTTCCTAGATGAGTTTGCATTCGTAGATAACGATGCGCAATTCTATACTTCCACTTATCCGGTTGTGACGGCAGGTAAAGATACTCAAATCATTATCTGTTCAACAGCAAATGGTATTGGTAATGTTTATCACAAACTCTGGGAGGGTGCGGTACAAAAAACAAACGAATTCAAACCTTTTAGGGTGGATTGGTGGGATGTACCTGGTAGAGATGAGAAATGGAAAGAACAAACTGTAGCAAATACATCTAAACTACAGTTCGAACAAGAGTTCGGTAATACTTTTCATGGGCGAGGGAATACACTTATATCGGCTGATTCTTTATTAGCTCAACAAAGTGTTGACCCTGAGTTTGTAAATGAAAAATGTTTTATATATAAAAATCCTGTTGAAGGGCATGAATATATAATGACAGTAGATGTATCAAAGGGTAGAAATCAAGATTATAGTACATTTACAATAATCGACGTAAGCACTACTCCTTTTGAACAGGTGGCAGTATTTAGAGATAATAATATATCTCCTATGCTTTTACCTGATATAATTTATAAGTATGCAAAAACTTATAATGATGCTTACGTAGTGGTTGAAAGTAATGACCAAGGCGCTGTAGTTTGTAATGGATTATATTATGATTTAGAATATGAAAATGTGTTTGTTGAATCTAGTATTAAAGCCAATGCAATTGGTGTGACAATGACTAGAAGAGTTAAACGTATAGGCTGTTCCGGTATTAAAGACCTAATTGAACAGAATAAGTTAACAATATATGATGCACAAACAATAGTTGAAATGAGTACCTTTGTTTCAAAGGGAACTTCATTTATGGCTATAGCGCCCAACCACGATGATTTGATGATGAATTTAGTTTTATTTGCATGGTTTACAACAACAGATGTATTCCAATCATTAACTAATATTGATATGAAAAATATGTTATATAAGGAAAGGTTAAAAGAAATACAAGACGACATGTTGCCTTTTGGATTTACTACAGAAGAGAATAATAACGCTAATAAATATACTAAAGACAACGATGGAAATATATGGTTTGAAACAGAATGGAAAGGTTCAACGAATTTTTAATAGAAAAAACTGAAGAGCCACTTAAACCAAGTGAGCTTGAAATAGTTGTATTAGGCCTCAGTGATGAGGAAGGCACCTTTGCGGATTTAATCCAGAAAGTTGCTAAGAAAAGAAACATGAAACATACTCTTGTTGATGTGACTGAAGCATATATTACTTCATCAGATATTGAGATTGGCCAAGTTAAATTAAGAAATATTGATGGCGATGATACTGATATGGTTGTGAATATGCATAATTCTATAATCTTTGTAAGAGCTGGAGCTATTCAATCACTTACAGCCCAAGCACTAGTATCTTCTCTTCAAACAATCGGATTTTTCTTAGTAAATGATTTAGAATCTATGTTATTATGCGATAATAAAATGGCTTCATCATTAGCTTTAGAAAGAAATAATATACCAATTCCAAGAACAGCGATTGTGAATAATGTTAAATCAATCGAAGATGCTCATAAAAGAGTTGGTGGTAAGTTCCCAGTTATTATTAAAACATTAAGAGGAACTCAAGGTGTTGGTGTATCAAAGGTAAATGATATGGCTTCCCTTACATCAGTTTGTCAATCATTATGGAAATTTGAAGCTGACCTTTTAATACAAGAGTTCTTTGATATTAAATCAGATATACGTACTCTTGTTGTAAATGGTGAAATCATTGGAGCTGCAGAAAGAGTTAAACAAGAGAAAAAAGGAAGTAAAGAATTTAGGAATAACGTTCATTTAGGAGCTGACACTGTACCTTATGTATTAACAGATATAGAAAGAAAAGTTATAGTAGAAGCAGCTAGAACTTCTGGAGCTGTATATTGTGGTGTTGACCATTGTAAAATTGGTAAAGATGTATATGTATTAGAAGTAAATGGTTCACCAGGAATCCGTTCTCATTTTATGGGATATGATTTAGAAGGAGAACCAACTAAAAAAATTAAAGACGAAATTGTATTAGGAAAGGTTATTGATAGGTTATCATTAGAAGAAAATAGAAGACCTTTAATGAGAAAAGAAATTGGAGTAATAGAATCTATTGAATTAGATGGCATGCCAAATAATCTTATAAGAGCTAAATTTGATACTGGTAATTCAACAGCAGCAACTATGCTTCATGTTGATGATTTAGAAATCGATGGCGATACAGCAAAATGGAAAAAGAATGGATTAAAATTTGAAAGTGATATTATTAACGTATCAAAAGCGTATAGAGGAAAGAAACTTTTTGATACAAGACCAGTAATAGAACACGGAATCACCTTCAATAATAGAAAATATGTTATAGAGATTGGGTTAACTACCAAAGATACTGCATCTGAAATGTTAGTTAACCGTAAAACTATGACAAAGTTAAGGGTATCTATACATCCAAATCGTAAGTTTATAGTATCAGATTATGCTGGTAGAGATGATGATTATACTAGAGATAATCTAGTGAATCCATCTTCATAGAGATTGAAATATTATAAATAACTATGATTGAAAAAAACCGTATTATGAACATATTAACTAACTCAATAAATAATTAGAGGACAAAGCGATGGCATTTCTAGTATCACCTGGTGTCGAAAT